ATGTTTGCTCCGCTCTCCCCGATTCTGGCGGCTGATGATGGCGCCGATGCCCAGGCGCAGGTCGTGCGGGGCCAGTTCGAATCGATGACTCCGGTGCTCGCGGTGATCGCCCGGCTTGCCGGGGTCGCGCCCCAGGCTAGCGCAGGGCTGCTCGAACAGAGCGCAGACCTGTCGGCCGTGCTCGCATCGCTGCCGCCCGAGCGGATGCGGTTTGCTGCAGAGCAGCTGCAGACATTGGGCGTGGTGTTGCAGGCAGGGCTGATCGCGCTCGAGAATGCGCGCACAACAGGACGGTTCAACCGCGCCGCCGCGCTGCTGCTCCACGCCGAAGCCTCCGGACTGTATCGCGACATTCTCCACGACCTCGGCCGTAGCGGACACCATTGAGCGCGGTCCTGCGCGACCGGCTTTCCTTTGTTCCCGTTTTGTATTAGCAAGGCGGCATGACCGACACCCGTTTCCATGCTGCCTCCACCGTGGCGGACGACCCGCTCCCCCCCGTTCCGACCGACATCTGCGGCCTGCCACAGGGTGCAGCAGCGGTTGCGCGCGGCATCGCCCGTTTGTTCCGCCGCAACCAGATCTGGGTGGCGCCGGAAATCGCGCTGCCCAATGGGCGCCGTGCCGACCTGATGGGGCTCGATTCGCGCGGCGCCATCGTGATCGTCGAGATCAAGGTGTCGCGCGCAGATCTGTTGGGCGATGCCAAATGGCCCGAATATCTCGATCACTGCGACCGCTTCTATTGGGGCCTGCCGCCATCGCTCGATGCCGCCCTGGTCCAGTCGCCTGCGTTTCTGCCGGACACGACCGGGCTGATCATTGCCGATGCCTACGATGCCGAGATCGTTCGCCCCGCTGCAACCCGCCCGCTGGCGCCCGCACGCCGCAAGAGCGAGACCGCGCGGCTGGCCTGCCTTGCGCTGCGACGGCTCAACCTGCTGCACGATCCGGCAGCCCCGGGCGAACCGTACTGATAACCAGATAGGTTATTAATGATTGACATCGTCACGCTGATATGGCACAAAACCTGAACATCGAGATGGAGCGAGTCGGGCAGATGGCCCGGCGGGCGGCTCCTGCGGTGTCACCTCTTCATGCTTGTCGCTGTTCTGCGCGGAGATGCCTGTTTGTCCGATACCGTGTCGGAGGAATGCCTGTGGGCGTTTCTCGATCATCTGGCCGAGACGTCGAACGTTTCGGTGGCGGCGAAGCGTGCAGGGGTGTCGCGCTCGGCGGTGTACCGGTTGCGCGCGAGCAGCCCCGCCTTTCGCGCGGGCTGGCAGAGCGCGATCGCCACCGGGTATGACGAGCTCGAGTTCCGGATGCTCAAGACCGCGCGCTTCGGCACGTTGAAGCCGGTGAAGCGTCCCGATGGCAGCATCGGTCGCGCCACCGAATATGACGATGCCCAGGGCCTCAAGCTGCTGATGGCGTACAAGGCCAATCTCGAAAAGGCGGGCGCCGACAAGGGGCGGGGCGAGGTCGCCGGCGATGCGGCATCCGCCCGCGCGGCGCGCGATCAGCTCGCCGCCACGCTCGAGCAGATCCGCCAGCGGCTCGATGCCTCGACCGACGCGGGCAGCACAGATGATCCAGACGCGGCGTCGCAGACATGAACGGACGCTCGCTGGCCGAACGGCTGGCGGCGATGCCGGCGGCTGCGGCACGGCGCTATATCGACGGGCTCAGCGATCCAGCTTTGCAAGGCCTGGCGCATCATTGGCAGTTCTGGGCGCGGCTCGATCAGCTGGCACCCTATGGCGCCTGGCGCATCTGGCTGATCATGGCCGGGCGCGGCTTCGGCAAGACGCGGGCGGGGGCCGAATGGGTGCGCAGCATTGCGGAAGCTGATCCCGATGCGCGGATCGCGCTGGTCGCGGCGAACCTGGCCGAGGCGCGCAGCGTGATGGTCGAGGGGCAGAGTGGCCTTCTGGCCATCGCACCTGATGCCATGCGGCCACACTGGGAGCCTTCGCTGCGTCGGTTGCGCTGGCCGGACGGGGCGCAGGCGACGCTGTTTTCGGCCGCAGAGCCCGAGAGCCTGCGCGGGCCCGAGCACAGCCATGCGTGGTGCGACGAGATCGCCAAGTGGGATAACGCCTCGGGCCGCGCGATGGCGGCGTGGGACAACCTGCAGCTGGGCCTGCGCGTCGGTGCGCTGCCGCAGATCGCGGCGACGACCACACCGCGCGCGGTGCCTCTGGTGCGGCATCTGCTCGCCGATCCGGCGGTGGTGATCAGCCGGGGCAGCAGCCAGGCCAACCGCGCCAACCTGCCGCCTGCGTTCCTGGACGCGGTGCAGCGCCATTATGGCGGCACCGCATTGGGGCGGCAGGAGCTCGATGGCGAGCTGCTCGACGATATCGAAGGCGCCTTGTGGAGCCGCAGCCTGATCGAGGCGTGCCGGGTTCGCTGGAGCGCGCAAGGATTGGTGCGGGTGGTTGTCGGGGTAGATCCGCCTGCGGGGTCGTCGGGCGATGCGTGCGGGATTGTCGTGTGCGCGCTGCTCGAGGACGGGCGTGCCGCGGTGCTGGCGGACTGCTCGGTCGAAGGCGCCTCGCCCGAAGGCTGGGCGCGCGCGGTGGCGCGGGCGTCGGAACAATGGAACGCCGACCGGATCATCGCCGAGGCCAACCAGGGCGGCGAGATGGTGGGCGCGGTGCTGCGCGCATCGAACATCGCACTGCCGGTGCGGCTGGTGCATGCGAGCCGCGGCAAGGTGGCGCGGGCCGAGCCGATCGCGGCGCTCTACGAGGCGGGCCGGGTGATCCACTGCGACACCTTTGCGCGGCTGGAAGACGAGATGTGCGGGCTTATGACCGGCGGCGACTATCAGGGACCGGGCCGCTCGCCCGACCGCGCCGACGCTCTGGTCTGGGCGCTGACCGAACTGATGCTGGGACGGCGCGGCACCCCGCGCATCCGCTCACTGGAGAACTGACATGGGATATTGGAAGGATCTGGCGCTCGCGCTGAAAGGCGCGAGAGCCGAGCGGCCGCCGCTGGCGCGCGCGTATACCAGCCCGTGGAGCCTGGCTCTCGCCGATCCGCCTTTCTCTTATGCCGAGCAGGTTCGCAGCGGCTATTGCGACAACCCGATCGCGCAACGCGCGGTGCGGCTGGTGGCCGAAGGCGTGGGCGGTGCGCCGCTCGCCGCTTCGGACACAGCGATCTCTGCGCTGGTTGCGACCACCAGCGCAGGACAGGGACTGCTCGAAACGCTGGCGGCGCATCTGCTGCTTCACGGCAACGGCTATGTGCAGATCCTGCGCGATGCCGATGGCCGCCCGGCAGAACTCTATGCGCTGCGTCCCGACCGGGTGACGATCGAGCCCGATGGGCGCGGCTGGCCGGCGGCCTATGTCTACCGCGTCGGCGATACCGCGACGCGGCTGGCGGCGCAGGAAGGCGATGGCGCGCCGGTGATCGTGCACATCAAGGGCTTCCACCCCACCGACGACCATTATGGCCTGGGCTGTCTGGGCGCGGCGGCGCGCGCGGTGGCAGTGCACAATGCCGCCAGCCGCTGGAACCAGGCGCTGCTCGACAACGCCGCGCGGCCCTCGGGCGCTCTGGTCTATAGGCCCGACGAGCCGGGCGGGGTGCTCTCGCCCGACCAGTTCGCGCGGCTGAAGAGCGAGCTCGAGGCGAGCTTTGCGGGGAGCACAAATGCCGGACGGCCGATGCTGCTCGAAGGGGGCCTCAGCTGGCAGAGCATGGCGCTGTCGCCCGCGGACATGGATTTCGTGGCGCTGAAATCGAACGCCGCGCGGGAGATCGCGCTCGCCTTCGGGGTTCCGCCGATGCTGCTGGGGCTGCCGGGCGACAATACTTATGCCAATTATCGCGAGGCCAACCGCGCGCTGTGGCGGCTGACATTGCTGCCGCTGGCGGACAAGATCACCGCCGCACTGACTCAGGGGCTGGGCCATTGGTGGCCCGATGCGGCGCTTTCGATCGATCAGGACAAGGTACCGGCGCTGTCCGAGGACCGCGAGCGGTTGTGGGCGCAGGTCGGCGCGGCAGATTTTCTTTCGCCGGAGGAAAAGCGCGAGATGCTGGGGATCGGACAACCATGATGGACAACGAGGACATGCTCGCCACCCTGATCGCGCAGGCGGCGGAGGAAGGCGCAGACCTGGGATCGCTGCGGGCGATCGTCGAGGAATCGGGCGATCTGGGGGCGCAGCGCGCGCTGGCGCGGATCGGGCTCGATGACGCCCGTGCCGGTCAGGACATGCGCGAGCTGCGCGAACTGCTGCAGGCCTGGCGCGATGCGCGCTCGGGGCTTTGGGGTGCGACGTTCGACAAGTTCGTCCGCGCGCTGATGGCGATCCTGCTGGCGGCGCTCGCGGTGCAGCTGGGCGTTGGAGACATCGTCCAGTGACGCTGCGCTTTGCGGGCTATGCCGCATTGTTCGACCGGATCGACCGCGGCGGCGACATCGTCCGGCGCGGGGCTTTCGCCCGGTCGCTGGGGACAGGCGATCTGCCTTTGCTGTGGCAGCACCGACCCGACCAGCGGATCGGGAGCATCGAGCACGCCAGCGAGGACCGGCGCGGGCTGCGTGTCATCGCGGCGCTCGATCCTGATGCGCACGATGCGCTTGCGGGCCTGCGCAGCGGCAGCGTCACCGGGTTAAGCTTTGGCTACCGCGTCCGCCGCGCGCAGGGCCGCGCACCGCGCGAGCTGATCGAGCTCGATCTGGTCGAGGTGAGCCTGGTCACGTTGCCGATGATGCCGGGCGCGAAGGTCCACATGCTGCGCTGAACGCCGCGAGCGAATTCGACCGTGATACCCCCGCTTCGGCGGGGTTTTTTGTGCCTGAAATCCGGGGGTGGTCCCCGTGTGATCCGTGAACTGAAGGAATAGCTTATGGAACTGCCCCCGAACCCGATCGAACTGAAGGCCGATGCCGATCCGCTGGAGGCGTCGTTCGATGCCATTCTCGACGCCGAAGACCAGGCCGAGCGCATTGCCGCGCTCGAAACCGGGCTCGACGGTGTGCGCAATGATGTCGATGGGCTGAAGGCCGAAGGCGCAACGATGCGCGAGCGGATCGAGCGGCTGGCGCGCTCGAGCGGACGTCCCTCGCTTGGCGGCGGCGACGGCATGGCGCCCGAAACCAAGAGCTTCGTCGACCAGTATCTGCGCCGCGGCCTGGAGACCGGGGTCAAGAGCTTTACCGCGACCACTGGCCCCGATGGCGGCTATGCGGTGCCGCGCGAGATCGATGCGCTGATCGCGCGCACGCTCGCCGATATCTCGCCGATCCGCGCAATCGCCTCTGTCGTGCAGACCGGCACCGCGGGGTATCGCAAGCTGGTAACCACCGGCGGCACGCCCTCGGGCTGGGTCAGCGAGGTGGCGGCGCGGCCCGAGACCGATACGCCTGCCTTCGCCGAGATCGCCCCGCCCACCGGCGAGCTTTATGCCAACCCCGCGGCCAGTCAGGCGATGCTCGACGATGCCGCGTTCGATGTCGAAAGCTGGCTGGCGGGCGAGATCGCCGAGGAGTTCGCGAGGGCCGAAGGCGCGGCATTCGTGGGCGGCACCGGTACCAACCAGCCGCGCGGGTTCCTGAACGGCACGCCGACGACGCAGGACGATACCGCGCGCGCCTTTGGCGTGCTGCAATATGTCGCGGCAGGCGCGGACGGAGGTTTTGCCAGCACCAATCCGCAGGATCGGCTGGTCGATCTGGTCCATGCGCTGCGCCCCGCATACCGTCAGGGCGCGAGCTTCGTGATGAACTCGTCGACGCTGGCGCGCATCCGCAAGATGAAGAGCGATGACGGCGCGTTCCTGTGGCAGCCCTCGCTGGCGGCGGGGCAGCCCGCGACCTTGCTTGGCTATCCGGTGGTCGAGGCCGAGGACATGCCCGATATCGCATCGAACAGCCTGTCGATCGCGTTCGGCAACTTCCGCGCCGGCTATCTGATCGCCGAACGCAGCGCGACGACGATCCTGCGCGATCCTTTCACCAACAAACCGTTCGTGCATTTCTATGCGACCAAGCGGATCGGTGGGCAGGTGATGAACGCGCAGGCGATCAAGCTGATGAAGTTCGCCGCCAGCTGACCGGCTGCGGCGGCCTTTTGTTACCCATCCGTTTGCCGGTCGCCCGCACGGGCGCATCGACAAGGGTGCCCGCGCGGGTCCTCCCCGCCCGCGCGGGCATTTCGCGCTGCGCGTGATCCATCAAGGACAGCTTTGACATGCCCGACCTCTTCTTTGCCGATCTGGTGCGCGAGAGCAGCACCGGCACTGGAACCGGTGCGCTGGCGCTCGAGGGCGCGACGCCCGGCCATCGCCGCTTCGCCGATTGCGTGCCGCCTGGCAGCCGCTTTCACTACGCGATCGCAGGCGTTACCCACGAACAGCAATGGGAGGTGGGCGAGGGCGAGCTGACGGACGGAGCGCTGGCCCGGATCGAAACGCTTGCCTCGTCTGCCGGCGATGACCTGGTCGATTTTCTGCCAGGGCTCAAGATCGTCACGCTGACGGTGGCGTCGGCCTGGTTCGCCGCGCGCGATGAGCGCAGCGCGCACAATCATGACGTTTTGTCCTTCGCCGATGGCAGCGCGGCAGCGCCCGCGATCGGCTTTGCCGGTGACGCCGACACCGGAATGTTCCGTCCGGCGGCGAACAGCCTGGGCGTCGCCATCGGGGGAACGGAGGCCGCGCGCTTTGCCGCTTCGGGCGGGCTTGGCATCGGCACGCACAGCCCGGTGGGCGGGTTGCATGTCCGCTGGAACGGCTATGATCCCTTTGGCAATGCGACCTCGGCGATGACGCTCGACGGGGCCTATGGCGGCGGCCTGATCTTCAAGGATGGCGCAGGCTATGTCGGATTGTGGGCGACCGAGGGCGGCAATGCGTTCAACGTCAGCCTGGGGGGCGTTGGTCACATGCATGCGCTGCAGATCACGCCCAGCTTCGTACGACCGGCCTTCGATACCGCGCTGGCGCTGGGCCAGGCGGAGCACAGGTTTTCCCAGCTGTATGCGATGACCGGCACGATCAACACATCGGACGCCGCCGACAAGCTCTGGCAGGGGGCGCCCGATGCGCAGGAAATCGCCGCCGGGCGCGCACTGATGGCGGAACTCGGGTTCTTTCAGTGGCTGGATGCCGTCGAGGCCAAGGGTCCGCAGAACGCGCGGCGGCATTTCGGGCTGCGCGCGCAGAATGCCTTTGCGATCCTCGCGGCGCATGGCCTCGACTGGCGGCGCTATGGCTGGTGCTGCCACGACCGCTGGACCGATGACGACGGCGAGCACGAGCGCTTCGGCATTCGGTCGGATCAGCTGGCGCTGTTCCTGATGGCGGTACTCGCGCACGAGATCGGCCTGACCGCGCCTTCGGAGACGCCCGATGCTGCTGGGTGACCCGGTGGCTGGAGCTGCGCTCGCCAGTGCAGGGCCGCGTCGGGGGACCATCACTGCGCTGGGGCCGCTCGCAGATACCGTCCGCCCCGGCCATCGGGGCATGGCCACGCGCGGGCTTCGGGCGATCACTCCGCGCCGCCCGTGAATCAGCACCGTCCTGCGCCGATCGGCCCTGCCAGAAAGAGGATGAAGCCATGAGCCTGTTCGTCAAGGATCCGGACAGCCGGATCGATTATCGCATCGATTGGGGCGCCGCCTATCTGGGCGACACCCTGATCGTTGCCAGCAGCTGGTCGGTATCCCCCGTGCGCGACGGCGGCCTCGCGGTGGTGGCAACCTCGCAGGATGGCCGCAGCGCCAGTGCAACGCTGACCGGCGGGGTGGTCGGCGCGAGCTATGCGCTGATCAACCGCGTGACGCTGTCCAATGGCGAAATCGACGAGCGTTCGGTCGCCGTCCGGGTGGAGCAACGCTGATGGCGATGATCACCAGCGAACCCGTCGCGCTCGCACCGCTCGCGCTCGCCGAGGTTAAGGCGCATCTGCACATCACCCGCGATGCCGATGACGCGGTGCTGACCGGGCATCTGCGCAGCGCAGCATCGCTGTGCGAACAGTTCATCGGCCAGTCGCTGCTGCAGCGCCCGCACCGCGAGACCCTGGCCGTGGCGCGCGACTGGCAACCGCTGGCGGCTCGGCCGGTGGTTGCTATCACCGGGGTGACCGGCATCACCGCCGACGGATCGAGTCTGTCGCTGGCGAGCGATGCCTATGCCATCTCCCTGGATGCGGAGGGCACTGGCCGGGTGCGGGTGCTGCGACCGGGATCGGCCAGCCGCATCGAGGTGCGATACTCCGCCGGGATCGCCGCGCACTGGGGCGACCTTCCCGAGCCGCTCAGGCAGGGGATCATCCGGCTGGCGGCGTATGTGCATCTGGCGCGCGATGGCGATGGCGATGCAGGTCCGCCCGCATCGGTCAGCGCGCTGTGGCGGCCCTGGCGGGTGGTGCGGCTGTGAGCGCGCAGGGTTTCGGCCGCGTGCTCCTGCGGCAGGCAACGCGGATCGGCGCACGGCGGGCGGAGACCGTGGCGCAGCGGTATTGTGACGGGGTCAAGGTGATCCTGCCCGACGTCCGCGTCTGGCGAGAGGGCTGGCGTATCCGCCTAACCGGGCGCGGACTTCGCCGTCGCTGGCTGACCGACGCCCTCTTCCGCTGGCTGGGGAGGGTGCTGTGATGAGCCTGGAACAGGATTTTTCCCGCGCCGCGATCGACTGGCTGGCGGGCGACGCCGCGCTGCTGGCGCAGGTCAACGGTGTCTTCCACCGGAGCCCTGCGCGGATCGCGGCGCCCTATGTGGTGCTGGAGGATGTGCTGGCGACCGACTGGAGCACCAAGGACCGGCCCGGTCGCGAGGCGCGGCTGGCCTTCGCCATCCGCGATGGATCGGACGACGCCGGCGCCGTTTCGGCGATCGCCGCCGCGCTCGAGGCACGGCTCGCCGCCATGCCGCGCACCGGTGACGGCTATCGGCTGGTCAGCCTCTCGCCGCTGCGCAGCCGCACGCTGCGGATCGATGCCCTGTGGCTCGTCACGCTCGATTACCGGGCGCGGCTCCTGCAATTCTGATGAAAGGAACTCTCGCATGACAGCGGAAAAAGGCAGCGCATTCCTGCTCAAGATCGGTGATGGTGCCAGCCCGGTTGCCTACCGCACCGTCGCCGGGCTGCGCACCACGCAGATGGCGATCAACGGCGAGCAGGTGGTGATCACCCACAAGGGCAGCGGCGGCTGGCGCGAGCTGCTCTCGGGCGCGGGCGTGCGCTCGGTCTCGGTCTCGGCCGCCGGGCTGTTCCTGGGGTCGGATGCGGAAAACGCGATCCGCAGCCATGCGCTCGCCGGAACGCTCGACGATTACGAGCTGAGCTTCGAAAGCGGCGCGCGGATGCGCGGGCGGTTTCTGGTCGCACGGCTCGAATATGCCGGCGATTTCAACGGCGAGCGCAACTACACGCTGGCGCTCGAAAGCTCCGGCGCGGTGACCAGCCTGTGAGCGGGGGGCAGGCCGCAAATCCGGTGCGCGGCGAGGCGCTGCTGCAGGTGGGCGGTGCAGATATCGTGCTGCGCCCCAGCTTTGCCGCGCTGGTAGCCGCAGAGCAGGAAACAGGGCCGCTGTTCGATCTGGTCGAGCGCGCGGCGACCGGCAGGCTGGGGCTGGCCGAGATCGCCGCCTTGTTCTGGCATTGCCGGATCGAAGCCAGCTGTCCGCTGACGCGCGAGGCGTTTGGCGAGGCTCTGGCTGCGGCCGGACTGGTCGCGCTGACCCCGGTGCTGCGCGTGCTGCTGCGGCAGATATTGCAGGGCCGGTGAGCGCCGCGAGCTTTGCCGAGGCGGCGCGCGTCCTGGCGGGAGTCAGCGCCTGGGCGCTGGGCTGGCGTCCGGACGAGTTCTGGCGCGCGACGCCCGATGAATTGGCGGCATCGCTGAACGGCCCGGCGCCTTCTTCGTCGGCACCCCCCGACACCCAGGCGATCGCATCGCTGCGCGCGATGTTCCCCGATCCTGTGGAGACCCCCGATGGATGATGAAATCGAGCAGCTGATGGTCAGCGTGCGCGCCGATACGCAAGGCTTTGCGCGCGATGTCGCCACCATGCGCAGCCAGATCGACGGGCCGTTGGCAGACGGGCTGAGCCGGGCCGGCCGGGTTCTCGAACGCGGTCTGCTCACCGCGCTGCGCCGCGGGTCGCTGGGGCTTGATGACCTCAAGCGCATCGCGCTGGCGGTGATGGAGGAGATCGCGGCAGCGGCGATTTCGCGCGGGCTTTCGGCGATCGGCCTGGGTGGTGCGGATGGCGGATCGTCGCTCGGTGCGGGCCTGCTCACCAGCCTGCTGGGACTACCGGGGCGCGCAACCGGAGGGCCGGTGTCGGCGGGTCGCCCCTATCTGGTGGGCGAGCGCGGGCCCGAACTGTTCGTGCCTTCGGGGTTCGGCCGCGTCGAGCCGCGCGGCTCGGGGCCGGGCACGCGCGATGTGCGGGTCTCGATCAGCATCAACGCGGGCGGCCAGTCGGCGCCTGCCGCGTTGCAGGCCTCCAGCCGCCAGGTGGCGCGCGCCGTGCGCCGCGCGCTGATCGAGGAGTAGGACGATGGCCTATTGGCTGTGCGATGCGCGCGGCGACCAGATGGCGAGCCATATCCAGCGGTTCGATCCGCGGTTCTGGACGGTCAACTTTCCGCGCCCGATGATGGCATCGGTGGTCACCACCGCGCCCGATGCGCTGCGGGTCGATGCGGTGTTCTACGATCGCGAGGCGTTGGCCGGGCTGATCTGGGAGAGCGAAGACCGGTTCGATCACCCGCTGCTCGCCTATGCCACCGACGGCGATTATGCGCGCACCACGCTCAAGTTCCACTGGCGCTCGTCCGGGATCAAGCCGCTTGATGCGGTGCACGGGCCGACGCTGACCATCGAGGGCCGTGATGCCGCAGGCGCGCCGCGCAGCTGGTATGTCCGGCTGTGGAACCATGCAGTCGGCACGCCCGAGGATGCGGTAGTCACTCTGCCCTTTTCCGCGCTGTCGGCTGGCTTTGATCTGCCTGCAGAAGCTGACCCGGTGCACCCGTCGGACATCGACCGGATGTTCATTTCGCTCGTGCCCCCCGATTATGACGGCACCAGCGGCGCTTTGGCAGAGCCTGTTGCGGGCTGGGTCGAGCTGACCGACATCGTCTGCGAGGGCGATCGCGCCATGCTCGGCATCGGCGATGTGCTGGTCCCGCCGCATGGCTTGGCCATGGCGAGCGCCTATGACGACAGCTTTAACCTCACGCCCGCGCGGATGGTGCGCAATGTCATCGGTCTGGGGTATCGCGGTTCGCTCAACCATTATGTCGGGATGAGCCATTATTTCGAGTTGGAGCGCGACGGCGAGGCGTTGCTGGTGACCAGCGAGGGCGACGCGATCAACCTGCCCTGCGCCGCCTGGCATCGCGGGCTGGCCCGCGAAGCCCGGCTGTGGGGGCTCAGCCCGATCGTCTCGCTGTCGTATGAACTGTTCGATGCGCACTGCCCCGAAGCCTGGAAGCAGCGCGCCGAAAACGGCGATCCGGCGCTGACCGGGTGGGTGCCGCCGTCGACCCTGCTCAGCCCTGCCAACCCGCAAGCGATGAGCTATCTCCAGGCGGTCGGCGTCGCCTTCGCCCGGATCGTCGCGGATGAAGGGCTGCCGGTGCGCTTTCAGGTGGGCGAGCCGTGGTGGTGGATCATGCCCGATGGCCGCATCTGCCTGTATGACGATGCCGCCGCAGAGGCGTTCGGGGATGCGAGCGTGTCGATCCCCAGTATCAGGGCGTGGATGAGCCCGGCGCAGACGGCGATGCTCGACGCGGCGGGCGTCCTGCTCGCAGCATCGACATCGGCGCTGGTCGATGCGGTGCGCGAGGCGCTGGCGCCGCTGCCGGTGGAATCGCTGGTGCTGGTGTATCTGCCGACCGTGCTCGATACCGCAGCGCCCGATGCGCGGCGCGCCAATGTTCCTGTTGGATGGGCTTGGCCGGCGTTCGATGTGCTGCAGCTGGAAGATTACGACTGGGTCATCGAGGGACGTTTTGCTGCGCAGCAAAGCGGGCTCGCGCTGATGCAGCAACGGCTGGGTTACCCGCTTGCGCAGCAGCATTACATGAGCGGTTTCGTGCTGCTGCCCGAGCAGGCCGAGGTGTGGGCCGATATCGCGCGCGCCGCAGACCTGGCCAAGGCGCGCGGGGTGGCGGAAACCTTGCTCTGGGCGCTGCCGCAGGTGGTGCGCGACGGGTTCACCTATTTCGCCCTGGAAGCAGAAGGAGACAGCGCGATGCACGCGTTTGACGATGTGAGCTTTCCGCTTGCGCTGGGGCGCGAGGCGCAGAGCACCAGCCGCTTTTCGACCCAGATCTTCCGATCGGTCAGCGGGCATGAAACCCGCAACAGCCAATGGGCGGATGCGAGCCTCAGCTTCGATGTCGGTCCCGGGGTGCGGTCCGAGGCCGATTGTGCCGATCTTGTCCGCTTCTTCCGCGCGCGGCGGGGCCCTGCGCGGGGGTTTCGCCTTCGCGACCCGGTCGATCACAGTTCCGCACAGGACAATAAGGCGCCGCATCACAGCGACCAGCTGCTGGGCGAAGGCGATGGCGTTCGGTCAGAATTTGCGCTTATCAAGCATTATGGCGAACCGTCAGACGGCCAGCAGCGCCGCATCACCCGGCCAGTCGCGGGAACCGTCGCGGTGTCGCTCGACGGGACGCCGACCACCGGCTGGACGCTGCAACCCGGCGGGATCATCCGTTTTGCCGATGCACCCGGGCCCGGTGTCGAGGTCCGCGCAGGTTTTGAGTTCGATGTCCCTGTGCGTTTCGCTTCGGATGAGCTGACGGTCAGCGCCGCAACCTATGCCGCAGGTGAGGCGGTGTCGGTGCCGCTGGTCGAAATCCGCGAGGCGACATGAGGACGCGCTGGTTCGACCGGGAGCTCGATACCATCGCGATGCTGTGGCGGGTCGAGCGGCGCGATGGGATTGCGCTCGGCTTTGCGGCGCATGACCGCGATATCGTCGCGGGCCATCTCCGCTATCACGCGGCACCCGGGATGCTGCCCTCCGCGATCGAGATGGACGATGGCCTCGACCCGCTCGACATGGATATCGGCGGCGCGCTCAGCCACGATCTGATCCGCAGCGATGATCTGGCGGCGGGGCGATGGGACCATGCTGCAGTGCGCATCGGACTGATCGACTGGGAACAGCCGGACGAAGGGGCGGGGTGGTTCTGGCACGGACATCTGGGCGCGGTGTCGAGCGAGGGCAGCCGGTTCTCCGCCGAACTGCGCGGCCTCAAGGCCGGTCTCGACCAACCCTTTGCGCCCGTAGCCTCGCCATCGTGCCGCGCCGAATTCTGTGGCCCGGGCTGCGGGCTAGGCCGCGCCGCATTCGAACAGGTGGCGATGGTCGAGACCGCGGACGATGCGGGGCTGGTGTTTGCGGGGGTCGGTCCGGATGCCGCTTCCGCGCTGGTGCTGGGCCGGCTGCGCTGGATCAGCGGGCGCAATTGCGGGCTGGACGCGCAGATCATCGGACAATCGGGTTCCGGTCTGCAGATCGACGGAAGACTGGGGCACGCGCCGCAACCCGGGGATCGCGCGCTGCTGATCCAGGGCTGCGACAAGTCGCTAGCCGCCTGCGCCGCGCGCTTCGGCAATGCGATCAACTTTCGCGGTGAACCGCATCTGCCGGGCAATGATCTGCTCACCCGGTTCGCGACGTTCTGAGCATGACAGACATCATCGATGCGACCCAGGGCGACAGGCTGGCCGCGGCGGCGCTTGGCCTTGTCGGCGTGCCGTTCCGCATGCACGGGCGCGACCCTCGAACGGGCCTCGATTGCGTCGGCGTCGCGGTGGCCGCGCTGGCCGGGATCGGCAGGCAGGTGTCACCGCCCCTTGATTACAGGCTGCGCGGCGGCTGCGTGCACAGGTTCGATCGATGGGCCTCGCAGTGCGGTCTGGAGGCGGTGCCGTTGCAGGCGCTGGCGGCGTCGGGCGATTTGCTTTTGTGCGCAACAGGACCGCAGCAATTTCACGTCATGATCGATGCCGGACCCGTGCTGGTCCATGCCCATGCCGCCCTGCGCAGGGTCGTCGCCCACCCCGGGCCTTCGCCTTGGCCGGTGGTGCGGCGATGGCAGTTGAGGAAGGAAAGCTAGTTCATGGCCACCCTGGTACTGAGCACCGTCGGAACGCTGGTCGGCGGCCCGATCGGCGGCGCGCTGGGCGCGCTGATCGGCCGGGCCATCGACCAGACCGTGCTGTTCAAACCCAAGGACCGCGAAGGGCCGAGGCTGACCGATCTTGCGGTGCAAAGTTCGCAATATGGAAGCCCGTTCGCGCAGGTGCATGGCCGCGCGCGGGTCGCCGGAACGGTGATCTGGGCGACCGACCTCAAGGAAAGCCGCGTCCGCGAGGGCGGTGGCAAGGGCAGGCCGGGGACGACGCGCTACAGCTATTCGGTGTCGTTCGCGGTCGCGCTGTCGAGCAGGCCGATATCCGGCATCGGACGCATCTGGGCGGAGGGCAACCTGCTGCGCGGCGCCGATGGCGTGTTCACCAGCGACACCGGCTTTCGTCTGCACCATGGGTTTGGCGACCAGCCGCTCGATCCGTTGATCGCTGCGGCCGAAGGCGTGGGTGCCTGTCCGGCCTATCGCGGGCTTGCCTATGCGGTGTTCGAGGACATGGCGCTCGAGGAGTTCGGCAACCGGATCCCGTCGCTGACCTTCGAGGTGTTCGGTGACGCGGGCGAGGTCGATATCGGTGCGGTCCTGTCGGGGATCGACATCGGCCGCGACGCATCGATCGACACGCCCGCTGTCACCGGGCTGGCGCTCAGCGCCGCCACGCGTCGCGAGGTGCTGCAGACCATCGCCACCGGCTTCCCGCTGGTGCTGCACGACAGTTCGGGCGCATTGCACGCCGATTGGCGGCAGGGCCAGATCGAGTCGGATCACACGATCGCGGTCACGACATTGCTCCCGCTATCGCCCGACAGCGACGATCCGTTCCCCTATCGCGCGCAGCGGGTCGCGCCGCGCACCGATGCAGTGGTGCTGCGCTATTACGAACCCGAACGCGATTATCAGCCTGGGCTGCGCCGTCACGGCACCAGCACCAGCGGCCGGATGCGTCAGATTGAGCTGCCGATGGTGCTGACCGCAGCTGCAGCGCAGCAGCGGGCCGAGGCACTCGCCAGGGCCGAACGCGACGGGCTGGAAACGATCGACCTTCGCATTGCGACGCTGGATCTTGCGACACTGCCGGGCCAATGTGTTTCGATCGAGGGCGTGCCCGGCCTTTGGCGCGTGCTGCACTGGCGATGGAGCGCCGATGGCATCGATCTGGCGCTTGCCAGCCACAGGCCTGCCGGCGTTGCATTGCCCTTGGGCGCAGACCCCGGGCGCAGCGTCAACACACCCGATGGCGGTATCGGTCCCACTCGGTTCGCGCTGTTCGACCTGCCTTCGCCGATGGACCGGCCGATGGCGCATTCGCACATTGCGCTGGCGGTCGCGGGACCGCTTTCGGGGTGGCGCGGCGCTACGGTCTATCGGTGCGAGGCCGATGGTGATCTGGGCGATCTGCTGGATGTGCTGAGGGTCGGTGCGACCATGGGCCGCAGCATCGGGGCGCTGGGTCCGGGGTCCCCGCTGCTGCGCGACGACCTTACCAGCCTGACCGTGCAGCTCGTGCGCGATGGTCCGTTCGCGCTGGTCAATGCCGATGATGCGGCGCTGTCGCGCGGCGCAAATCTGGCGATGATCGGATCCGAGGCGATCCAGTTCGCGCGTGCCGAGCCCTTGGGCGACGGCATGTTCCGGCTGTCGGGGCTGTGGCGCGGTCGGGGAGCAACCGAGGATGCGATCGACGGGCATGCGGCCGACGAGCCCTTCGTGCTGATCACCGAGGCGCTGGGGCTGGTCGACCCGGCGCAGATCGGAGTGGAACCCGGCTTTCGCGCCGCCGCGCAAGGCCGGGACGATCCCGATCCCGTGCTCGCCGAACTTGCAAGCCATGGCCGCGCGGTGCGTCCGCTGGCACCGGTGCATGGCAGCTGGCGCGACGACGGGGCAGGGGGGCTGCTGGTCAGCTGGATCAGACGCAGCCGCAGCGGCTTTGCCTGGCGCGATGGCATCGATGTGCCGCTTGGCGAAGACAGCGAGGCCTATCGCGTGGCCATATCCGCCGATGGCAGCGTGATCGCCGATTTCACCGTCCATGAACCTGCCATCGCGTTCGATGCTGCGGCCATCGCTGGCCTGCGCGCGGCGGCGAGCCTGTCGCTTCGCGCCGCCATCGTCCAGCAGGGTGCGCTGGGCCTGTCGCCGCCCTTGCTGGTCGATCTGCCGCTATAAACCCGGCTATGGCCGATGTCTGAGGAGCTTTGATCATGTCGCGTACGCCGAATTTCGACCTGCCGATGCTGTTCGCCGCGCAGGCACAAAAGGAACTGACGCACAACGAGGCGCTGGTGGTGATCGATGCCCTGCTTGGCGGATGTGTCGAGGGGGTCGCCTCCGACCCGAGCACTGTCGATGCCGAAGAGGGCAGGGCGTGGATTGTCGGGGCGTCTCCGGCCGGCGCTTGGGCGGGCTGGGAATCGCACATCGCCATATCCACCGCAGGCGGCTGGCGATTTGCGCCGCCGCTTGAGGGCATGCGGATTTACGACCGTGCTGACGGCGTGATGCGCCGCTTCGATGGCGCCGAATGGCTCGGTGCCGAGGCGATCGCGGACCCTGCGGGCGGGGCGGTGGTGGATGCAGAAGCGCGCACTGTGCTCACCGCGCTGCTGGTAGCGTTGCGCGAATTTGGCCTTGTTGCCGCTACATGATTGATCTCATGGGCATTCTGCGCTTATGATTCGCTTATCGCCAGCCGCGTCTGCCCCAATCCTGCATCGACCCTCTGGCGAGCGCCATTTTTTGTCCGGCACCCCCTGAAATGGCGACATTTCGGCAACACTATCTTTAAAACCGCGCTTGCGTGGCAACCGGGTTGGCGTTAGTAACGTTGCCGAGTTGTCGTTTCAAATCCTAATTATAAGGGGAATATCTATGCGAAAGTTAGTCATAGGACTGGCGTTGGCATCTACCGCCCTGACCACACCGGCGCTTGCCCGTGATGGCCAGTGGTATGTTGGCGTCGAAGGCGGCGCCATGCTCGTCGAGGACATTCAGTTCGACGTCGGTGCGGTCAACAACGGTGTCACCCTCGACACCGACACCGGCTATGATGTCGGCGGCATTGTCGGCTACGATTTCGGCCCGTTCCGTCTCGAAGCTGAAGTCAGCTATCGCGAAGCCGATGTGACCGACGTTCAGAGCACTGTGGCCATCGCACGTGGTGCGCCCCTTCCCGCTCTGGTTGGTCGTTCGAACGCAGTTGGCTCGGCCAACGTGCTCGCGTTCATGCTGAACGGCCTGGTCGACTTCGGTCCCGATGATGGCCTTCAGGGCTTTGTCGGCGGCGGTGTCGGTGTTGCCCGTACGGACATCACTGCAGCTGCCACCAACCCCGGCCGCGCTGCATTCCTGAACGATTCTGACACCGGCTTTGCGTGGCAGATCCTGGCAGGCGTTCGCGCTCCGCTCAGCGACAGCTGGGACGTGGGTCTGAAGTATCGCTTCTTCAACAGCGACTCGGTCAGCCTGATCGACGCCGGTGGACGTGATTTCGATGGCCGCTTCCGCAGCCACTCGATCCTGGGCAGCATCATCTACAACTTCGGTGGTGAAGAAGCGGCTCCGCCGCCGCCGCCGCCCCCGCCGCCCCCGCCGCCTCCGCCGCCCCCGCCGCCTCCT